ACCCCATCCTGGGGTTCGTCCGGCAAGGCCGGTGTGGGTCTTGTCTCGCTTAGGAGCTTATCATGCCTACCCCTGCTTCAAACGTCCACACGCATCAGCTTTTATCGGTGTTTGAGGACGGTGACCTCGGATCGTTTAACGCTTTACGTGATCTTGAGGTCCGTACTCTCGTTCGGCCTGCCTCGTCGAGTAATCCTCGGCGTGACGACCGCACACGGGCTCCAGGTGACTGGAGCGTTTGGGCTAATTACGGTTGGTTTCGGGGTGGTAGACTAGTCTACCGCTATCTGACGCCATCTGGACCTACGCTCACTCAGAGTATTACGGGGATGGTGCTCCCGCAGACCTCCTTTGGTGAGCTCAAACCGGACCTGTCGCAGGCTGAAAGCCTGTTGCAGAATGTTCGGTTGAAGGCTCTCTCGAGTGGGACTGAGGCGCATAGGCAGCTCTCTGCTGCTGCGCGCCAGGCGAGTGATACTCTCAAGATGGTGGGAAAAGCTTCCACCAACTTGGCTCATGGGATTGATAACCTCATGCAGGGAACAAAGGGATTGGCTAAGCGGCTCGGTAAAATGGGCAGCTGGAAGTCAATTCCCAATGCGTACCTGGAGTATCTCTATGGCTGGGCTCCCCTCGGGGATGACCTGGCAAACGCATTTGACCAGTTGAACAACATGCGGATTGAAGGTTTTGGCTATTCGATGATACTTAAAGCCAGGCGGACTCTCACCGACAGTTGTCGTCGTCCCGCGCTACTTGCGTATCCTGCGTTGGGCTTCCACAGTGGAGGCTTCATCTCAGGGTCACGAGTGTCGCGGGCGATTGCAACTTATCGGTTTGACCTTCCTGACTGGTTCATCGATCAAACGCCAACCATTAGCCCGTTTAGCACAGCGCATGAATTAACGCGTCTGAGCTTCGTTGCAGATTGGTTTATCCCCATAGGTGACTGGGTCGGTGCAATCGAGGCAGCACAGTGGTCCCCCTACTTTGTAGAGGGATCAGAAACTGTTGCTGCCCGCGAGCACTATGACTCAGCTGGCTATGATTCCTGGGATGTTTATCCCTGGGAATGGTACATTGAGGGGTTTACACCCCCCAGTGGTGTCTGGGACACGTTTGTGATGCGTCGTACTAAAATTGAGGAGTTTCCTTACGCCTTCACAAGGCCTCCGGCCCTCAATCCGTTCCCTGGCGTCAAACAAGCCGCTCAGGGTCTCAGTTTGCTCACCCAAACTCTCCAACGCTGGCGTTAGCCAGAGAGACAATCATGTCCAACATAGTACTCAACAGCAAGACTTACGCTGGTATCGGTTTCAACCAGAACGGCCAGTCCGTGTTCAAAGAAACGAGCGCGGGCGTGCCGTCTGGCTTCTCGTACCTGACGGAGAAAACCTCCACGGGTACGGGTAAGTCCGATTCCACCGTCAAGTGGAACTTGAGCCTCCCGGTGGTTGCCACTGTGGATAGCGATTGTTCTTGTGCTGGCGAGGTTCTCCGTACCGCTTACGTGCGGTTGGAAGTCTCGTTTGCCGCAAGTTCGACCGCTGCAGAACGTACGGATGTTTTGGATCGACTGCAGGACCTCGTCCTGACTTCCCAGTTTATCGGGAGTCTGACGAACCTGGATCAGCCGACCTGACATCTCTCGTTCTCTCCATTATCTCGTAAATCAACGAAACTAAGGAGCACTCAGTGAACGCCAATTGGCGACCTGAAAAATGGCAAAACCGTGATGTAACGAAGCTCGTGCTTAAGTCCTGCACTGAGGTTTTTAAATTACCCTCAGATGTCAAGGAGTTGGTCACCCTTCCTTGTCCAGACCCAGTCACCTTTTGTGACCCGGAATCCTTCCGGGAGGCGTACTGGCGGGCAGAGATGTGGTCAAAATTCCCGTTTAATACGGGAGTGGACCGCGAGGCTGTGGCGAAAGCCAAGTTTCGTGAGTACGAGTCTCGTTGTGCTGAGACCAACGGTCGTTTGTACGACCTTTGGAGCCGACCGATACCCGAGAGGGTTAGGTCGGTTCTTCGGGAAGCGCAGGCGTCCTTGGAGTTCCTTTTCCGGGGATTTTCTCTGGATGAGGTAATTCAGCATGTCACATGGAGTCCTGGGGCATCAACATCAATGTCCCGAGCTCGAGCGACACCTCAAAATAAGTGGGTTCTTGCTTCCCACATAACAGAGGCCGCGTTACCTTATTTTTACGCCTGGTGTGCGTGGTCTGGCTGGGTTTTCTCAGTTCCGACCGTCGTACCAGGTAATAAGGTGACAACCGTGCCGAAGAACGCGAAAACTGATCGGACAATCGCCATCGAACCCGACTGGAATATGTTTTTCCAGCTTGGAGTTGGTGGTGCAATCCGGTCTCGTTTGCAGCGTCACTGTCGTCTGCTTGGGCCGACCGCCCAGGAAGTAAATAAACATCTGGCTCGCTCTGCGAGCCTTGATGGCTTCCTGGCAACGATTGACCTGGCTGGTGCCAGTGATACTGTTTCGCTTTCTTTGGTTGACGCACTAGTTCCTCACTCTGTGAAGCAGCATCTCTTCGCCCTTCGGTCGCCTCACGGCGATTTGGATGGAGAGTCCGTTACCTATGAGAAGATTTCCTCTATGGGTAATGGCTTTACGTTTGAGCTTGAGACTGCCCTCTTTTGGGCAATCTGTTCTGCTGCGTCAGGTCATGCTTGCGTTTATGGTGATGATATTGTCGTTCCCTCAGGCTCTTATGACTTCTGTAAAGAGGTCCTGGAGTTCTGCGGGTTCGAAGTCAACACCAAGAAGAGCCACTATGGTTCCTCGCCTTTTAGGGAGAGCTGTGGCGGTCACTTCTTCAGCGGGCATGATGTGACACCTCCATACGTCAGAGACCCTGTCAGGGGGGTGAGCCGGATCGCTCTCGCGAATCGGATTTCCTCCCTGGCGGATAACGGTCACTGGCGTTGGGGTCTCTGTCGACCGATATGGGATTCCATCGTCAAAGGTTCACCTCGCAGGCTTTTCGGCCCAAAAGGTGTTGACGGTGTGTTCCATGTCGAATTCGACAGAGCCTGTCCTCGTTGGTCCCGGCGGTATCAGTGCTTCTCTGGGGAGCGTCTCGTTCTCGAATACGTGAACGAGTCCGCACCTTGGATGGGCGCCTATCGCCAGGCCCTTTTCGGATCTCCAGGCTTCTCTCAGTGGCAAAAACCACCGGGGAGGCCCGTTTTCCGATATAGGACATGGTGTCAGCACTGGCAGGAGCATAGCTCCTGGGCTTCGCTCCAGTAATGGAGTAAGACCATTTCAGCTCATCCTTGAGCTGGGACCTCGTTATAACTTTCAACGAGAGGGGAGGGGGTTCATTTCCCCCCCAAAAAGGAGC